GCGCGGCGGCGCGCATCGCATGGTAGGCGTCGGCGGCGAGGTGATGGAGTTGGCCTAGCGGTCGGATCGCTCGGAGGAGGTTCGGTCGTAGTTGCCCGTTCTTAGCGTTCGTGAGATCGGCGGGCAGGACGACCCGCTTCACGGGTCGCACGGTTCACTCGTCCGTCTCGACGTATGTGTCGCGGTACGCCTCGGCGGTCTTGAGGTTCTCGACTCTCTGCGTGAACTCTCCGAGGCCGAGCGCGGCAAGGACGAAGGTCGCGAGTGCTTCCGCCGGTACGTCCCACACGGACGCGGCGAGTAATAGTGCGGAGGTGACGAAGGCTTGAACTCTGACGGGATTATTGCGAGCGAATGTGCGGATGCGTTCCATGCGCTCCGAGGCTACTAGCCGATAAGTGCGGCGATCTCTTCTTCGGTGAGACCGAGGGCCGCGAGTTTGACATGAGCAGACTTCTTCTTTGCGAGTGCATCCGCTTGTCGTTGCTCTACTGCCGAGAGTTCTTCGCATAAGCGGAGATATTCTTGATGTTCTTCGGCGGTCATGTGTCGAACGTCGAAACCGTCTTGAATGAGTGGAGTGTCCATAGTTTCCTAACTCTTGACGTATCCGTAAACGGAGTATGCGCCGGTAATCGTTGCGCCTCCTGCGACGATGAGGCTCAGACTGTCGAATGATGTTGTCGCTTGGAACTGGCCGTTTTGTCCTGTGACGGCAGATCCGAAGACGGCGTTCTGTTCGTGTGTGCAGAAACCTTGAATCCCGGTGAATCGCGTCAGTTTCGGAGCGATTATGTCCATGACGACGATGTACCTACCATCGCTTCGACCCGTTGTAAATGATGATGCAGAATCCGCAACGAAGTTTCTTGCGGCTCCAGTTGAGTCGATACCTTGTCCCATCGTGTTGTAGTTGGTGTTGCTATTATCCGAACCTGCGGCGCGTAGACGAATCGACATAGTCTGATTCGCGCTCGAAGCCGTTGTGTAGAGCACCAGCCGATAGTTGTCGTATGTGCTCGTGAACGTATCGTTCGGCAGACTCACCGATGTAACCGTCGTGAATGAGGCCGCCGTAATGAATGCCAGTCCACTACCCGTACTCGGGCCGACCGTCGCCCACGACGAACCGTCGTAATACTGCACGACGTTCGTTGATTCGAGGTAGCAGAGTTGACCTTCTGCGAGCGTCTTTTCGCCCGTTCCACCGAACGCCGCGTCGCGCTCAGTAGTTCCTGCGAACACCGGGACTCCAGTCCGTGCCGATTCGTTCATCTGTGCCGCAGTAAGGACTTGTCCCGCTGTGAACGTGGGGACTGAGGTCTGTGCGTTCGCGCCCATAGTGCCTAGATCCTAGCCTCTCTACGTTAGGACGTTGTCAGCGTCGAGGATACCGAACACCGCGTCATCGAGAAGGAGAGCGTACACGACGGTCGTCGGAGCCGTGTAGAGCGTGACCGTGTGGCCCTGCGTTGAGATGAGATGCTCGATCCCTTCAACGGCGAGTTCCTCGGTGACGGTCGCGGGTGACCCGGTGGCGTACGATTTGGTGATCTCGACCGTGTCGCCGATCTCTAGTTCCGCGACGGCGGTCTTGTCTCCGGCGTCGAGCGGGTAGAGGTCAACGACGAGGGACGAGAAGCGCGGCTCTGGCGTCGGTGCGAGAAGGTACAGGGCGAGCGCGTCGGCCTGTGCGTCGGTGGAGAGCAGTGAGTCGGTGATCGTGTAGGCCTGAATCTGATACAAGGCCTGCGATGCGAGATCCTCTTCCGTCTGAGCGGTTCCGCCGGTGCGTTGCACGACGACCCGGTTGATGACGTCCTCCGTTGAGTAGTCGATCCCGAGGCCACGGTACGGCGTGTCGCCCGACCCGGGGACGTCAGAGAAAGTGACGGACGGCCCGGAGAGCGTGTTGCCGATGCGAGCGTCGAATGCGAGGTCGCCGTCCCGGGAGACGAAGAGGCGTCCCTGCTCGGCGGTCTGAACCTTACGAAGGTACTCGAGCGCGGATGTTCCTTCGGCGATGGCGTACGCGCCGAGCGTAGTTGTGCCGGTCTCGATGTCCCGGGTCGCCGCCGGGTAGTCCACCTCGGGCCGGTCGAGGATCGTGGTCACTCGTGCGGAGGAGAGTTCCGCCGACGGTGTGAACGCCGAGAGACGGGTGTTCGCGAGGAGGAAGAGGTCGTCGGCGCACGTGATGACGACCCGCGGCAACTCTCCCGGCTTCGAGCCGTACGAGTAGGCGAAGTCCACGACGCGACCCTTGTAGAGGTACTCACCGTTCCGTGAGACTCGGATCTGGCGGAGCGGTGAGAGGCCGGGTGTGTCGTCGAACTCGTCGTAGTAGATCGAGTCCTCGTTGTAGGGGTCGAAGTTTCGGGCCGGGTCGATCGCGTTGATGACGAGCGTCCCGGGTTGGATCGATTCCAGATCTGTGCGGCGTCCACGGAAGATGCGCGCGGTCTGCACTTGGGACGAGATGTCCGAGTACGAGTCAACGCCGTCGAGGACGTACGTCGTACCGTTGAGGATTCCCTGTTGGGTATCGTTGAGTGTGAAGCCGTCGCCGAAGCCGGTGTCGATCTCGAAGAGGTACGTCCCACCCGAGACAAGTGTCGCGGGCATGGTCTAGACGGCGATCTCGATCTCGGCGGGGCCGTAGATGAGGTTGTATCTCTGTAGGGCGTCGACGATGACGGTGGGGAGGTTCTCGTCGGCGGTGACGGTGTTGACGGTGATGTTGATCGGGGCTTGTGCGGTGTCGAGGAGTGCGAGGTCGGCGAGTCGTGCGGATTCGAGGTTGCCGTAGTCGGCAAGGTTGGCGAGTGTGAGGCCACCTAACTCGAGCGCGCGCGGGTCGATCGACAGTCCACCGCGACCGCCTCGACCGCCGCCGCCTCCACCGCCGCTGGAGGCTTCCGGGACGGTGAGTTCGGGAATCGCTCCCGCGAATGATGCTCCGCCCATGTCCACCCGATCAGGCGATCCAATAAAGCCGGGAGCCGTTGGCGCAGTTTCTCCGAACGATGGCATCGTGAACGAGACCCCGCCGATCTCGGAGATCTCGATACCGGGCACTCGGTTGATCTGTCGAATGACGAAGTTGACCGCGTCAATGATGCCGTTCGCGATCGCCTCGAACGCTCCGAGGATCGTGTCAGCGACCTTGATGACGAACGATCCGACGTTCGCCAACGCTCCGATGAACTTGAATAGTCCGTCTAGAAGTACCGGGAAGATGTTCTCGATAATGAACTTGAACGCTCCTCCGAGCACGTTTACTACTAGCGGAGCGACTCGGTCGCGGATGAATGCAACAAAGTCTCCGAAGAACTTTCGTACCTTCTCAATGGATTCGCCGTTGCGTTCGACAACTTCGCGCACCTTGTCGAACACGGAACGAAACGCATCCATGACGGGTATCGCGATAGCGCGCACGACGTCGGTGAACTTGCGGAAGGCGTCTCCGATCGCGGGGCCGACTCGGTCGATGAAGCGTTGGAAGATCGGGACAAGGTCGTTCAGAAAGAACTCGGCCAACTCGGTAACGATCGGCAGAACGTACGAGCCGATCGTCTCCACCGCTTCCGAGAGCACGATCTGAAGGCGCGCCATCTTGCCCGAGAACGTGTCGGCGTTGGCCTGCGCCGCGCCTCCAAATAAGGCGGTGAGTTCGTCGGTGACGACCTTGAAGTCCCCGGCATTCTTGGCGTTGTCCGAGAGTTGGATGCCCAACTTCTGTAGAGAGGTGGTTTGTCCGCCGTATGCCTTCGCGAGTGCGAGAGACACAGAGTCAAGGTCGCGTCCCGTCGCGGCGGAGATGTCGAGCGCGACTTGAAGGATCTCTTGCGACATGGTGACGTCGCCCGTCGCCCGGACGAGGTTCGCTAGCGCGGGCCTCAACTTGTCGTCGGCGACACCGAACGCCATAGACATCGCCGCCACCTGATCGTCCACCGCTTGCACCATCTCGTCGGTTGCGGCGGTCGTGTTCTGAATGGTCTGTCGGAGTTGCTCGAAGGACTGTTGATCCTCCGCGGCGGCCTTGACTGCCGCACCGAGACCGGCGGCGAGTGCGCCGAAGCCTGCGGCGGCGGCGAGGCCGACCTTCTTGAACGAGTCCCCGATCTTCCCGAGGCTCTGATCGGCCTCTCCGACGGCCTTCTTGAGCGGCCCG